TAGGACGCAGAGCGCCAAAAGACGCGGATGCATGGTTTGCAAATATTGTGGAGGGAGATGATCAATTCATAAAAGGCAACAACAGAAACAAAGACGTATTTTTTAAGTCAATTACAGAGGCAGCACCAAAGGCATACCAGCTAATGAAGAAAAAATATGACTTTCAAATTAGGAAGGTTGCACGTAAAAAACACAAGGCATGAACGTAGGTAAAGCAGTATATGGCATACTAAGCAGCACAAGTGCTGTAACGGATATAGTTGGTACAAATATATTTCCTGAGATAGCGGAGCAAGAAACAGCCACGCCGTTTATTGTTTATCAGTTGCAGGGCGTTAGTCCTGAAGATACGCACGATGGCCCTTCGAAGTTGGATGAAGTGCGCATGGAAATTATATGCTTTTCTGATAGCTACAATGGCGCGGCAGACTTAGCAGACAAAGTGCGCGGTGCATTAGATCGGGTGAGTGGAACTTACAATGGCGTTAACGTGGAATCCGTGCAGTTTAATAACGTTGACATAGAAATTGAATACGATCCACGCCGTTACTCACAGGTTACAACTTACACCTTTCGCATTAAGCGCGATGACATAACTATTGCAGCAGGCACGCCCGTAACAGGTGCGCAGCTTGGTGATTTGTCGGACGTAAATACTACGGGCGTAACAGATGGGCAGCTAATAGCATACGACGCAAATACTCAGGTTTGGCTTCCGGCAACAGACGCGGGAGGCGTTACGCTCTTAAGCCAATTAAGCGATGTTACTCTCTCAGGTTTGCAAACGGGGCAAACATTAATTTACAACCATAGCGGAAGCCCTAGAGGTTTCTTTAATGGTAACCAATCGTTAGAAGATTTAACAGATACTTCGATAGCAAACCCATCGAACCAAGCTTTTCTAAGGTACGTAAATGGCGTTTGGATAGCCGAACCCGTGGCAATACCAAACCCACCGCCAACAAGTACAGACGGGTTACCTGAAGGAAGTACAAACGAATACTTTACAGAAGCAAGAGTTTCGGCCAATACTGACGTAGCAGCAAACACCTCTAAAATTGCAACGGTCGAGGAGGGCGCACAAGTAAACGCGGTTACTTCTGTTAATACTGAAACGGGCGCGGTTGTATTGGATACCGACGATATAGCAGAAGGGACAACAAACGAATACTTCACGGATGCGAAAGTAGCAGCTAATAGCGCAGTAACGGCCAACACGGCAAAGGTTGGTATTACTACTGGGCAAGCGGATGCAATTACTGCGAACACGGCAAAAATTAGTTACACGGATGCAAGCGCAGTAGCAGCTAACACGGCAAAAAATAGTTACCCTTCAGCCGATGCAAGCAAGCTGGCGGGTATTGAGGCTAGTGCAGATGTAACAGATGCAACTAACGTAACGGCAGCGGGTGCTTTGATGGATAGCGAAGTAACAAACCTAGCACAAGTAAAAGCCTTTGATGCATCGGACTACGCTACAGCCGCACAAGGCACAACCGCAAATAGTGCTTTACAAAATATTTCAGAGGACACCACGCCACAGCTTGGAGGCGAACTAGACACTAACAGCAAAAACATTTTATTCACCAAAACTGCTGCAACGGATTACAGCAGTAACGGAGAAATAATAAAAATTGGCTCAGGCTCAACAACTCAAGGCGCTTTGCATTACTTCAATAGTAGCGGCGGCTGGTCATTAGCGGACGCGGATGCAACAGGCACAGCGGGCGGCGTTTTATTGGCTTTGGCTTTGGGAACTGATCCGGACATTGATGGTATGCTTTTGCGCGGGATGTTTACGCTTGACCACGATACAGGTACTATAGGAGATGAGTTGTACGTGTCAACTACGGCAGGAGAAATAACTAGCGTAGCACCAGCAGCAACAAATGATATTGTTCGCATTGTTGGTTATTGCCTTGACAGCAGCAACGGGCAAATTTATTTTAATCCTTCTAACGATTTCATAGAGCTTTCGTAATGGCTATTAATAAAATTAATGGAGTTGAATTTACATACATTGCAAACCTTAGCGGTGTGGCTAAAGCAAGCATAGCAAAATTTAACGGGCAAAATGCACCGAGCGGAGCAGGGACTTTAACTTATATAGGTAACGAATTTGACGGACAGAACCCTTTCAATTTATCTAACCCCTTAGTCATTGATATAAATGCATCAGCGGCTGTTGGTGATTTAGCTGTATTAATGTGCGCGTCTGATAATACTCTAAGCACTGTAAGATTTATTGAAGTAAGCGGCTGGACTACTGAAATTTTGAAAGCAGAGCCATCAGGAGTATCAGTAAATACAGAAATTTATTGTAGTTACAAAATCTTGACCGCATCCGACATTACCGCGGGTTCAGTAAGTGTTGGTTATAACACAAGTCAAACCTTTTTTGAAGGCGGCGGCTATATGCATATTTTCAGGAACTTTGACACTAGCACGCCTATTGCAACAGCTGACAACTATAATTCGAATAATACAAGTTCTATAACAACTCCAGCCGTTACAGGTGTAGTTGGTGGCTTTGCGTATGCATTTACTGCTTTTGATGGTGGGGACGGCGATCCTGTAACAACTACAACAAGCGGTTGGACTTTAGAAAGTGACCACGATATAGGTGGCGGAGGCCGTGACTTAACAGTAGCCATTGCGACAAAAAACGCTTTGACAACTACAACCTCAACGGGAACAATGACGTTTAATTTTAATAGCTCTGACCAATCACGTTCTGTTATGTTATTTATTTACCCAGCATAAGCTTGTAATTTTACGTTGAATAATTTTTCAGTAAATTGCACCTATGAAAGTAACATTGTTGAAGGCGTGCAAGCTTGACGGTAACAACTGGAAGAAAGGCGATCAGCCGAGCGTGCATCCATTATATGCAACGGAGCTGGCTGCAAAGGGTTATATTGCGGCTGAAAAAGATATTGAATTTAAAGAAATAGACCAAGATGGCGATATTTAACGGCACAGATTTAGGCGTTTACATTGGCAGTACATTGATTGCAGCAGCAACTGACGTGTCATTGACCTTGAACGCTGAAACAATTGACATAACAACCAAAGACAGCGCGGCATTTCGTGAGCTTTTGCCCGGTCTGCGCAGCGGCAGCGTAAGCGTCAGCGGTTTAATTGATTACGTTGATGCTTCAAACAAAGACTTTCTAGATTTATATGCAGCGTGGGAGGCTCGTACTGAATTGACATTGAAATTTAGCAAGGCAACACTTGGAACAGGTGAGGCAAGCTTTCAAGGTAATGCGTTCTTAACTAGCCTAGAGCAGTCAGGCGGTACAGAAGATACAGCAAGCTATTCAGCTACATTCGAGTTAACAGGTGTAATTGACGAAACAGTTGCATGATAGAACTTAACGGCACGGAGTACCCAGTGCGCTTTTCTATGAAGGCGCTGAAGAAATTCGAACGAAAAGCAAAAGTCAATGTGTTTAGTTTGTCCGATCCGTCTAAATTGTCCGCTGATGCATGCGCGTTCCTGTGCTTTGTTGGCGTAGAATGCGGCTGCGACTTTGAAGGCATTGACTTTGATATGGAGTTAAATGAGTTTGAAGACCATATAACACTGGCACACGTCACACAATGCTTTGACGTACTTGGAGAGTATAGCAGCGAAAAAAAAGCATAGACGGCACTGATCAGCAAATAGGCTGGGCTGATGTTGTAAAGATGGGGATGGGCATTTTGCGCCTGTCCCCTTCTTCGTTTTGGTCTATGACGTTTGGGGAAATAAGCCTAGCACTTGACGCAAACCGAGAGAACGAAGAAATGCGGGAGCGTATGGAGTGGGAGCGCACGCGGTGGCTAGGTTCTATCATTATGCAACCGCACTTAAAGAAAGGCCGTAAATTGCGGCCAAAGGATTTAATGCAGTTCCCATGGGAAAAACCAAAGCAAAACGCTCTTAACTTGACACAGGAGGAACTGATTGCACGAATTAAAGCACGCGACGAATGGCAAAGCTGAACGATTTAATTGTAACGATAGGGGCGCAAACCCGTCAATTCGATAAAGCCCTAGGCGCTTCGATGCGCAAAATGCAAACCTTTGGCAAGAACACTAAGGCCTTGGGTAAGTCTATGACGCGCAGCCTCACCATGCCTATCGCTGGTTTAGGTGTCGCAGCTATAAAGTCAGCGGCTGATCTAGAAACGATGGAGGTAAGCTTTGTAAGCTTAACAGGAGGAGCAAAGCAAGCCGCCGATATGATGGCTAACTTAAACGAGTTTACTGCAAAGACACCCTTCCAAATTGAAGCAGTAGCCAAGTCCGCCCGACAGCTTATTGCATCAGGTTCAGGCATTGAAGATGTTAACCAACAGCTACAATTTCTTGGTGATATAGCTGCAACAAGTGGGCAACCCATTGACGAGATAGCTGCTATATTTTCGAAGGTCAACGCAAAGGGAAAAGTTGAGCTAGAAAGTTTAAACCAACTAGCAGAGCGTGGCATTCCAATCTTTACGGCATTAGCAGAGGCAACAGGATTGCCAGCCGATAAACTTGGCGCGGGCCGTGTTAGCGTGGATCAGTTTAACGAAGTGCTGCAAAGTTTTAGTAAAGAGGGTGGCTTTGCTGCTGGAGCTATGGAGCGATTAAGTGAAACGGCATCGGGTAAGTTTAGCACAGCACTGGACAACTTAAAACTTGCGGGCGCTGGTTTGGCTGAGGACTTGCTTCCTGTAGTCAAAAACTTAATAGATGACTTTACGGCATTCACTCAGCGCATTCAAAACCTTTCGCCTGAAAGCAAGAAATTAGCGTTGCAAATTGCAGCAGTAGCGGCAGCCATTGGCCCTGTGTTAGTCATTTTACCAAGCTTATTAAGTGGCTTTCAAGCTGTACGTGTGGCGTTCCTTGCCTTAAATGGCGTGATGCTTGCGAACCCGTTCGCTATTGTAGCCACGGGAATTGCTTTAGTTGTAACAGGTTTAATTGTATTAAACAGTACAACACTCGACACAGCTACGGCAACGGAAAAGCTTGCACAGGCAAATAAAGACTTATCACTTGAGGAACAAAAGCGAAACGTTGAGAAAGCTATTGCGGATCAGCAGGCTTTAGTTGATTTGCTTAAAGCCGAAAAAGAAGCTAAAGATAAAATAGCGGAAAAGTTTGGCGGTAAAGCAATAAAGGAACAGAGAGAAGCTAACGAAGCATTTCAAGACGCTAACGCAGAGCTGCAAAAGATGCAGGATATGCTGGCCGATGTTGACACAGGACTGCAAAACGTAGCGACAAGCACAGCAGCAACAGCGTCAACGATAGTGACAGTCATGCAAAAGGCGAAAGGTGCAACTATGGAAGCACTGACACCTTTAACGCCAAAAGGCAACAAGCCAGTATTACAGGGATTGCAAGAGATGGGCACGGCGGTCCAAGACATAATGGACAAAGCTGCTGAAAGTTTGGCAAGAACACAGCAAGAAATGCGGAACTTTGGTTTGCAAATGGCAAATAGCTTTACTTCCATTTTTAGTCAAATTATAGAAGGCACGTTTAACTTTCGTGAAACTATGGTGTCAATGTTAAAGCAAGTACTAGCAAGAGCCTTGGCGTTACTAACTGT